GGCTTTCCTTTTCATTTACTTCCAAAAGAATAAATGTTTTTTAACTTTGTCTAACCAATGTGGTTTGAACTTCTCAAGAAGTACCCAAACTACAAAGACTAATCCAAATACAAATAAAAATTCCATTATTGCTCCTTAAGCTTTTGTTTGTACTCCCTCCTAGCCCTTTGCAGAACCATTCGCTTTTGCATAATGATTACTGGCTTCGGGGTAGAGTAAGTACCCTCATCCGGATACGAATAAAAAACCTCTAAATGTTTGTATTCTTTTTCAAGATAATCAACAAGGTTTTTTAAAAGACCTAATGAAACTTTATTATCACCTATAAATAAGATTGCATCAAATCTATCTAGGGCGTTATACCAATGTGCTTGGTGAAATAAATAATAAAAAGGAACAAGATGAATCCTGTTCCCTTGGAATGATTCGAGACTATGAGGACAAACAGACCTTATAGACTTAAAGTACGCTGACCAATCAACCTCTTGATTTTTTCTTTGCACCTTTCTTTTGTTTCTTTTTTCCTTTTCCTCTCATTCCCGGCATTGGATCACCTCTCTTTAAATATTTTAATTACTCTAGCACGCACCATGTCTTTCATAGAATTGTCAGGCAACTCTTCCCACGCCCTTGCTCTTTCTTCCCGACTCGGGAGGTTGGCAATGGTCTCGGGTAAAGACATTTGCATAGCTAAAAGATAACACAAATTTTGAAATCCTGGGGATAGATCTTCCATATATTCCAGTCTTTCTTTGTGAGTTTTTAAGTTACCGATTGCTAGTGCATAAGCACCAGTATCTATGTCACCCGTTACGGTTCTGTGCTTCATAATAAATATCCTTAAGTCTAGAAATATTAAAGAGCTGATTGAAACCATAGAAGCATGTTTTCTTTCCTAGCTTGATAATATTTTGGTCCAGTATTAATTCATCTGATTGATATTCGTTTAATGAGATTGGGTTCGCTATGCCACAAAGGTAAAAGCTAAGGTCATCAATCTTAATTAAAATGATCTGTGATTGTTTATTGTGCTTATGAATAACTGGGAAGTTGCCAAGCTTAGATGTTTTAATGCCCATATTAATACCAAGCTTATTTAAATCAGGGTAGTTATAGTCCTTAGAATCACCGGCAGATAAATCAACGAATGGTATGCCTAGGTATTTTTCTATAGCCATTTCCCCACATAAACCAGTAAGCCATCTTACTGATTGTTTCTTATAGTCTACTTGGTGACTATATTCCTTCTGCTTTTCTTCGATGATGGTTTTTATTTTTTTCTTTGCCCGATTTACCTGCCCAGCATCAAGAGTTATTTTTGTGTAATAAGGTATGTACTGCAAGACTGCTACCTCATATAACTCTTGTATGCTATTTTTGCTCATGCAGGTTTATAAGCCTGTTTAAATACCACTGTGCTTTCTTAAGATCCTCAACCGGATCATCGTGCTTTTTAGAATTTCTCCAAAGATATTTCATCATGTTACCGGTTAGGTAACCGATGTATTGTTCCCTAGTCATGCTTGCCTCAATAGCGTCTATACACTGAAGGTCACCTGACTTGTAATGATCGGGGTTTATATTGTCCTTCTCATATTCATCTTGCATTCCTAAATAACTCATTAGTCTTCCTCCTTAAATATTTCAACAAATGCTTTACATTCCGGACACTCTAAATGAGTGACCAGTATCTGCTTGCCTATTTCATTTTCTTGATCGTGGTCGCTTTGCCAAATCAATTCCGTACTACAGTGCCAACACTTCATAGCTCCTCCAAATATTTTTTTGTTAAATCTAATAGCTCAAGCTCTGTGCCATATCTTTCATAGAACCTAGCTTTGTATGGGTGGCGGGATGTAAACATATTTGTGTCTACGCCTTCTCTGTGATGTGAAAAACAAAGTGGGATGGTTAGAAAATGGCAACCCGGCTTGGTCTTCCCATCTATATGGTGAACCTCTGCCGGGCTACCCACCCCGAAAGTGTGTAAGCATACTATACATCCAAGATTTACGATACGATCCATCCAAAGTTTTTCGTCTTTGTTTGGGGTCCTACCTTTAAGCACCATATCTAGATCTTTCCATTCTTAGGTTTGCCATCTTGGTACGCCATTCCTCGAACTGCATATCGATTGCTGACTTCTCTGTCTGTAATGCATCAAGTGATGCCTTTGCTGTAGCAACATTCATTGAGGCTGTGTAGTAATCTTCTGATGCCTCTGCCTTAGATTTTTGGGCATTGTAACTTCTCTCCCCGTCATCCTTGGCTGTGCATAACTGAATCCAAAAAACCTTTTTTAAATTTGCCTCAGCCTTCAAAACATTAATTCTTGCTTCTTGTATTTGTGGGATTATGTCCCTTAACATTTGGTGAAAGTTTTCTTCTTGTATCATATTTGCTCGTAGTTATTTTTTGTTCTGATAGTGGACCCAAAGATTTCGTCTAAGACGGAAGAGAATTTTGATATCTCACCTTCAAAGTCAAGACCAAAGGTTCCAATATCTCCTAGTCTATTCTTTCTGAATATAATCTCAGACGATGTGTCGCTGTGATTCTCTGTATAGTAGCCGTCTCTGTAAAGCATGGCTACCATATCTGCATCCTGTTCAATAGAACCGGAATCTCTTAAATCCGAAAGGACTGGTCGCTTGTCTACCCTACCCTCAACACCACGGTTTAACTGCGACAAAGCTATAATTGGGCAAGATGTCTGTTTAGCCAGCCCCTTCAGAAGATTAGAAATGTAAGTCATAGATGCCGCCCTTGAGTCACTGTTTGTTGGTGCCTTGCTTGATGTCATAAGCAGCTGTAAATAATCCACCACAATGAGATCTATTTTCTTAGAGACAGCCAAGGAATTTGTTTTATTAATCATGGTCTCTATGGTTATAGGTGCGTTATCAAATAGGTATAAGTTTGTTTGATTGATCTCGTGCATGGCAGACATAAACTTTTGTGTTTCAGTTTCATTCATGTTGTTCTTAACAATCTTATCCATGGGTATCTCTGACATTGAGCTGATAACTTTTTTCATGAGCTGTTCGTTAGTCATCTCTAAACTGAAAATTAAAACAGTCTTGCCTGCTAATGCGTTGTTGGTTGCAACATTCAAAGCAAATGTTGTTTTACCCATGGCTGGTCTTCCCGCTATGACTATAAGATCACCGGGTTTAAATCCGTTTATCTTTTCATCTACATTACTGAAGCCGGTCTTAATTACATTTTTATTTTCTCCCGGATCAGACAGCTCGTTAATAATATTGTTTGATACCTCGACTGCCTTCTTTGGTGTACCAAAATTCTTGGTTATTTTATTTTCCATGAGCTTGGCATTTACACGATCTATCTTTTCTTCAATGCTTCCTTCGTCATGAACAATTTTTGGAATCTCTTCAGATAAATTATTTAATCTTCTGTGGGCTGATTTAATTTGTAATAAATCTAGCCAACCGTTGAATGGTGCTGATGAAATAAAACCCAGCACACATTCTTTTAATTCCTCTGCTATGAATGGGTCATTGAGTGCTGAAGATACGCTCACATAATCATTGATGTTTTTCTCCAGCATAACTTTAAACGCTCTCCTAAATGAGTTATGAACAAAGTCATCCTCAGTTAGTCCCTTCTCTTGTGCTTTCTCGAAGCACTCTCTTTCCATGATCATTGCACTGACCACATTCGCTTCTAGCTCTTTATCAAAAATAATTCTATCCATGTCTCCTCTCTATAATTGAATTAAATTGTGTTGGTGAAAGTAATGTTCTACAGTCAGGCTTACCCTTGATCAAACCATCAAGTCTGTTTCTGTAGTACTGTGAATTGTTTGCTATTTCAAAATAGGCTTCCCAAAATTCTCTTTTAGTAAGGTCAAGTTTCTTTCCAGTCTTTGGAGAAACTAATCCTCTTCTTGCTTCTTCCTTTAACTGGTTCCATCTATTTCTAATTATGTATGGGTTCTTTGAATGAGTGAAAAATCTTTGATCGCATTTCTCTTTATAGATCTCAAAAATTTCTTGATAAGGAAGAATATATACTTGTTTAGTATAAGCTTTAGTATTGTGTATCTTTGGGAGACCCCCCTGTGTTTCTGAGACACCCCCCCTATTAAAAGTAAGAGTATATAGATTTGATGTATCGTTTCTGTTCTCCCAGTCTATATAACCGTCCTCTTTTAATTTATTTAAGTTTTTAATTACGGCACTTCTACTAAGACAGCTGATCTTCATAATCCTTCCATGGGATGGATAGGCTTGACCAAACTCGTCTGAGTAGTTTGCAATGATAAATAAAATTAGTTTCTGTGTTGGAGTGATACCCTCTAACTGAACTACTTCTGTAATGTGTTTAACTGACATATAACCTCTTTAGATCAGGATATTAATTTGGTTGTATCATTTTGTCAAATCGTTTACAATGTCTTAGACAAACACGATGGAGGTATCAATGTCAAAACAAAAAATCTATGAAGCTCTTGGTAACATTCAAGAGTATCTTTTACATAACCCTATTGAGAAATCTAAGTACAACTCTTTCTCAAAATATAATTACAGAGGCATCGATGATGTTTACGCTTCTCTTGCTAAACCGCTTACAGAGAATAAGGTAGTTACTAATTTTCTCCCCGATCTGAAGGTGAGAACTAGAATGTCAGAAGACGGTAAAACTTCTTACTCTCTATTAAAAGGGACCCTAAGATTTCTTTCCTTAGAAGACGGATCATTTATCGACACTGCATATGTTGGACAAAGTAAATCAACCCAAGGAAGAGATTTAGAAGCAGCGAAATCTTTTGCTTACCGTGATGCTTTAATTCAATTCTTCTGTGTGCCATTTGAACACACCGTGGAACCTGAGGCTGTTGGAGACGAGACTGAAGAGCAAGAACCATCTTTATTAAATGACTTTATGAATGCACTACAGTCTGCAAAGACTCCGGAAGACAAAGAAAAAGTTTTTAAGAACTACGACAAGACAGCGGCTCTTACTTCTAAGGAAGAGAGAGAACAAATTAATTTAGCCTACGCTAAACACATGGAGTCCTAAATGGTAGAAGCTGTTAAGAAAGTAATACAAGGTACCAAAGAATGGTTTGCTCTACGGATGGGCAGAATTACTGGTACAAGAATCCAAAGAGCTGTAAAGGAAGATATATGGGTTAAATCAAATCCTTGGGAAAGCTTAGCTATTGATATGTTTAGAGAAGAGAACGGTTTACCACAAATACCGTTTGACTCTAGAGCACTGTATGCAATCTCTCGTGGAAAAGAGAACGAACCAAAAGCAATACAGACATTAAAAGATATGGGCTATGAGGTTGTTGATTCTCCCTTTGTAGTGCATCCGGATCATGACTGGTTGGGTATGAGTCCTGATGGAATTTTAGTAAGAGGCAGGAACGGAAATGTATCTGCCGTAGAAATTAAATGTCCACAAACAAAACCAGTTAGTGATGTTAAAAAACAAAAAAGAAATTACTGGCATCAAATGCAGCTGGGTATGGAATGCATGGATATAGATGAAATGCTTTTCTTCCAGTGGTATGAAACTGGTGAGCACTTTCAAGAGTGGGTTACAAGGGATCCCGAATGGGCTGGTATCTATATTCCAAAAGCTAAAGAGTTTATGGACTGGTATAAGGAAGCCAAGAAAGATCCTGAGAACATAGCTAGATGGTCTATTGAATATAAAGAACCCGGGGTTCCTTATAAGGACATAGAGGACAACGATGAGACCAGTCAGCTTGCTAAGGTCATGCTTGATATAAAGGTTGCACAACAGAAATTAAAAGACCTAGATGCTGTTAAGAAAAAACTATCAGAGAAATTAATTAATGAGCACAATGGTGC